TGGACTTGGCTGGTTGATTGGTTTACGGGCCTTGGTAATTATGTCGAAGCGATTGACACAATTAACTCGGATCCGTCACTAATCAACTGGGGGATGCTCACCGGTATCACGAAAGGTGAGATCCGTACCACGCGTAATGCGAAGATTGATGATATAACGTCTCAGTGGGTCGACGGTACTTGGAACGATTCAAAGATCACAAGAACTTTGAGTCACCAATCTACCCTCGAGTACACGCTGCAAATACGCAGAAACGTTACTTCATCGTATGATGTGAAGACGATCCTGGAACCAAGCTCCTTGAGCTTGTACCAGCAATCTATACTCGCGGCGATATTAGCAAGTCGTCGTAAGTAAGGACGACGGGCAATACCGCCCCGAGCCTATCTTCACTACCAGGAGACGTTCTATGTTAGCCGATCCCGTCACTATCGCTGCTGCTGCGCCCATTCCCCAACTGGTCTTGGCTGTTGTCAAGTCAGATGGATATGGATCGGAGCGTATCGACACGGGAGGTTCTGGTTTCTCAACCATGATCTCCCATACGCCCGGAAAGAATGGCAACCGTCACTATCTCAAATTGAGCTGGACGAAGGATGCCACTAATCCCTACAGCGGCCTCGTGCAGAAGCAAGTCGCCTCTGCTGCAATATCGATTTCACGCCCATCGTTTGGCTTTTCCGACGTCGACATTGTCGACCTCGTCGAAGCCCTCCGTGACGTGATTTTCGATACTGAAGTGACGCCCGCTCGCCTCGTTCAGATGCAGTCTTAGGTTTGACCCTTCGCCTGCATTAACGTTGGGATGGGACATGGTGTTCCTCCCTTTAACAGGAGTTGCATCATGTGCCCGTACCAACGTTGTGACGCTCGCCTTGCCTCGATTCGTACGTTTTATGGCGTATGTATCAAGGCTGACCCTTATGAGAAGAAGGGTGGCGCTCGTCACTGTACAAGGACCCACCAAAATGCTTACCGAACCTATACAGACTATGAAAACCGTGATGGTATTCATACTCTGGATCACTACTGTAACGATACGCCTTTACAAGGATATCAATACAGCTTTGATTTTGGTTCGGAAGATGCGGAGGGAAGAAGCTCTTTCTAACGAAAGACTTCTTAAGCGTTTCGGAAACCATAGGACTCGGAATCCCTTACCTCTAGGAGGAAGAGATGAAAAGTCCGATAGTTCTCCTTCGAAGCCTTCTTACAGACGTAAGAAGACTAGAGCCTGATGTGAAAGGCCTCGAACGTGATGTCATCACGCTCGAGAAGCGGTTCGAAAACGAGGGCAATGGCTTTCTCACCATTGCCTTACCTTCTCTCTGCCAAAGCCTCGATAGAGGACTTGCAGATGGAAAGTTCACCTGCCCGATTGGTTTTAAAACGACCAAAGGGGGAACAATCCCGAGACTTTTCTCAGGTATGTTCTGTGAGGTTTTCGTAGCTGAAACAGGCCTTCTTAAAGAGAACGCTTCCGTTCACATTGTGAAATGTTTACGGGAGATTCTACGTCTCTTTAAGAAACTTGGAGGTGATGAGGATCGAGCAAAGGAGCTCGATTTTCTCGCACGTTCCGAGTTTAGAGAGTGTGATGAAGCGTGTTTCACCGAGTTTGACCTCGATGAAAGGCAATCCTTCATACTCTCCGCTGTCTGCAGGTCAATTCTCCCTAACATCGATACTTTCGATGAGCGGGAGTTACCCTGCAAACACGGGCCTGGAGCCGTATTCGAATCTATATCGACTAACCAGAAGTGGCAGTCGTTGCTCGAGCATTCGCTCGTGCTCGATGAACTTGGGTTTGACTGTGTTGCTTATGAGCTTCACGGTCTTGCCGACTCATCGAATAGCTCTGAATACGGAGTCTCTGGAGATACGTCCAAGCTGATTTCCGTCTTGAAGTCATCGACTTCACGAAGGACAATCACCATTGAGCCCGTTGTTAGACAGTTTGTCCAACAAGGTCTCAACACGGTCTTACGTGATAACATATCACGTTGTTCCGTGCTTCGTAACTGCTTGGACTTAACCGATCAGACGCATAACCAAAAGTTAGCACTGATCGGCTCCCTTACCGGTGTATGGGCTACTATGGACCTGAAATCGGCATCCGATCTGCTATCTGTGAAGATAGTAGAAGAGGTGTTCCGGTTTAGACCAAGGTTTTTATCCTGGCTGATCCGTAGTCGCTCACCTCGGTTCAAAGATGGTAACTACCATTCTGAACTAAGGAAGTACGCAGGTATGGGTAACGCTACTACGTTCCCTGTACAGAGCGTTGTTTTCGCAAGTCTAGCGATCGCAGCGATCATAGATGGGTCTAGTAAATTCCCATCTTACAAGGAAATAGAGCGCGTCTCCAGACGTGTTCGGGTGTACGGTGATGACATCATCGTACCTACCGAGCACGTGCATCAGGTGGCAGACTGGATCTCTCTCGTTGGTTTAAAAGTCAACGAGAAGAAAACCTTCTCTAAAGGAAACTTTAGGGAAAGTTGCGGTGTCGATGCATACCGGGGTTACGAAGTGACCCCGTTATATGTACGGCATTGCCCAGCCAAACCCTCTATAAGGGAGCCTGACGTTATTGCCCACTGGGTATCCCTCTCCAACCAAGCTTGGTTGCGAGGACTTTACTCAATGAGCACACTATTACGCGAATGGGTTGAAGACTGCTTGAGAAGGCAGCTCCCGCTCGTTCGCCATGATAGTGGAGCGTTAGGGTGGCATGATCGACAAGACAGGCAGGAGTACCAGAGATGGAATCCTGTTCTGCAGAGGCCCGAAACAAAGGGTCTCGTCCAGATCCCTCTTAAAAGGAAGGATCCGGTTGACGGTTATGCTGCACTCTTGAAGTTCTGGTTGACACCTCTACTAGGTAGAGATGCGGACCATCTTCAAAAGTCTCCCGTGCGATTCAGTTCTAGAATCGTACAGAGGTGGGTTCCCTAGTCTAACTAGCTAGGTATTAGTCTTTCTATAAAGATTTATAGAAAGCCAGAGACGGC